AGTAAATGCAATTGAAGACGAAATAAGTATCAAAAAAGAATCAAAACTGATAAATGGGGAATTGGTAGAAGTTTATACAGAAGAATTTTTTATTATACAATCAATAGTCAATATTATGGTAGCAGGTAGTAATGCTGCTTCCAAATTCACTCAATCACAAAAACAACTATCCCAAGCAGTCCAAAGAACTCTTGGTGGCGTTAAAAAATTAGCAGGTGCTGACATACTATTAGCGTATGAAGCCTATACAGCAATGTCCTCATCTCAGTTAGCAGGACAAAAAGAGACATTTACAAGTGAAGTAGGCAAAAAGTATAATATTGATTTCAATAAAGATGGATCATTAAATGCGGACAAATCTACTGCTGCTACAACTATGCAAAAGCTAATAAAAGAAAGGAACAAAGCGTATGAGAGGGTGGTAGGAATTTCAGATTGGATAGGAGAGAAAGACTTAGCCTTAGGTAAAGATAAGGCTCAACATACTGCTGGTACTTACTTTGATAATCTTGAAAAAGCGCTACAAGACGTAAAAGATATAGACAAGAAAATGCAGGATACAAATGGTGAATTAAACAAGCACATTAAAGCATATAATAAGAAGCTAGGTATAGATAAAAAAGCAAAAGGCTTAAAACAAGACATTCTTGGTATACAAACAGAGGAAACACAGTTAACTAGAGATATGAATGCAAATAAGCTCAATATGGCAAAGAGTAAATTTGGCACATCAGCAGACATTAAAAATTCGCAGCTCAAATATAAGCAAGAAGAACAAAACTTAAAACTAGAGAAAGCTAGACAAGCAGTAATAGGGGCTCAGCTACAGCTCAAGTTAGCATTAGTAGAAGGGGACACCGAAACGGTCAAAGGAGCAAAAGAGCAAATAACGCAGGCAAAAGAACTGCTTATGATTGAAGAAGAAGTTACTAATCAGTCTTATAAACAGATGTTGGAGAATCAAGCAGTAAATCTTGCTAAAGAAGAACAACTAGAACTTACACAAAAACTAAAAAGATTAAATCTGGACATAGCAGATGCCACAGACCACCATAAACAGATGTCAGAAGATGCTTTATCTTATGAAGAAGAAAGATATGCAAAAATGTATGGTTTGATGATACAACATTATAAAAGAGATGTTTTATTAAATAAGCAAGCTATGATACAAAAAGAGTTAGACAAATATCGTATTAAATTTGGAAGCCAAGACGATCCAGAGAGTTGGGTAACAGGTAGGAAGAAAGTTAAATGGAGTTCCGATGATGACTTTACTGCTGTACCTACCCTCTCAGACGAATTATTTGATACTTATCAAGGAGATAAATCAAAAGTAGCAAAATGGGTAGAAGACATTGGTGCATTAACCCAAGAAATAGGTAACTTAGACAGTATGTTAAAAGGCAAAGGTAAACAGGCCTTAGACTTACTAAAGGGCGAAGCTTTCGTGAAATCTACAAACAAGAAACTAACAGGTGGCAGCGCTATGAATCGTTTTACTCTTAATCCAGCTGGAAGAGAGGTAAATAGTCAAATGGGTAAACTGGGATATGGAAGCCCAGAAGAGCTGTATGACACAATCAAAAGACAGGTAATGCAAAATACTGTTTTAGATAGTGAAGCATATAAAGGGTTAGGTACTAAAGAAGATAAAGACAAAATGTATGAAGCCTACATGAGTGCTGAACCAGTGGAGGACGTTTCAAAGAAGATTGCAGACAACTATCTAGAAGCAGTAGAAAATATAAGAGGAGCAGCACTTGAATCAGCAAATCTTAAAATAGAAACTGAACTAATGAGTGGTATACAAAATACTCTTACAGATGGTTTTGTAAGTATGTTCCAAGCGATGGTAGATGGAACAAAGTCATTCAAAGACTCAATGAAAGACTTAGCCAAATCAGTACTTTCTGATTTAGCAGCTATGTTTGCAAAAGCAGCTGCATTAAAGATACTGCTTGCTATGTTCCCAGGAATGGGAGGCATGTTACAAGGTATAAAAGACATTCCAGGCATGAGCAGATATGGGGGAGAGCAAAGAAAATTCGCGCACGGAGGCGTATCAGACGGACCAGAATCGGGGTATACAGCAATGCTCCATGGTAGAGAAGCCGTTGTACCACTAGGAAATGATAGAAGTATTCCTGTAAAAATGATAGGTAATCAAGGCGGAGGAAACACAGTCAACGTCAGTATTAGTATGAATGGACAAGGACAGGGGTCTTCACAAGTATCCGGCGATGGAATGCAAGGATTAGGAAGAAGTATCGGAAATATGGTACAACAACATTTACAACAAGAAATGAGACCTGGTGGATTATTAAATCAACAAGGCACAAAAGGTAGAGGATAATGGCATTAGGAATACGAACAAATACAGTACAAACAGATGGAAGTACGGTTTCAGCTGGAACAAAAGTTACAGGATTTAACTCTAGCGTTCAAGATACAAATACTCCTAATGGGTCAACAAGAGATCAGCCAGAGTTAATGTATGATAGAGGAGTACAACAATCAGAAAAACCTCGTGTTCTAAAAGCACAATTTGGCGATGGTTATGAATTAAGAGTTCGCGATGGCATAAATAATACACCTAGAGAATGGGGTTTAACATTTAATAATAGACCAAAAGCAGATATCGATAATTTATACGCTTTCTTTAATAGGTTAGCAAGTGTAGATTCTTGTAAATTAACGATACCTAGTGGAGGTAGCAGTGGAGGAGACGCCGTAGAAAAAACCATAACAGTAGTAATAGAAGGATATAGCAGGTCTCTAACCTATGATAATTATTATACTTTAGTATGTACAGCAAGAGAGGTTTTTGAAGCATGAGTCAACCAATAGTAGGCACTCTGCCTGCAGAGCTGCAAGGACAATCCCAATCTAGCAGTTTAATCATTGTTTATGAAATCGAAGTTTCTAGTAGTGATATTGGAGGGCCGGGTATTGACAAGTTATATTTTCATGATGGATCAAATGGAACAGCAGATATTACTTGGTATAGCTTATTAGATGACAATAATTTTGGCTCAACTACATCTGGGCACTATGGACAACAAAGTTATACTGCGTTTCCAGTAGAATCAGAAGGTTGGGAAGTTAGGGGTACAGGAAGTCTACCAAGACCTTCAGTAAGATTTGCAAATATAAATCAATACTGGAGTGCACATTTAAGTAATTATGACGACTTAGTTGGAGCAAAAGTAATTAGAAGAAAAACTCTACAGAAACATTTAGGTACTAACCCTCCTGTTGAATTTAATAGAGATGTATTCTATGTAGAAAGAAAAACTACAGAAACTGCCACAATGGTAGAATTTGAACTTGCAAGTGCATTTGATGTACAAGGAATTCAATTACCAAGAAGATCTATTCATGCAAACCGCTGTCCTTGGAAGTATAAAGATACAGATCAAGGTGGTTGTGATTGGCCTTCAGATAACAGGTATACAATAGATGGCACAGAATATACTTTATACTTTAATAAAGATGATCAAAGAATTCCTAGTTCTGAGTATAGCACTTGGTCAGGACAAGTAAGCACAACAAGTGCTTTTCATGGAGCAGCCTCTTATAGTGTTGGAGATTACGTAGAGTATGAAAGACCTTTGGGGGGATTGGTATCAGTAACTCGAGCTCAGTCTGGTACTAATAATGTTACTTATACTGTAGGATCTGGTCATGGAGTCACTACGAACGACCACGTTATTGCAAAAGGATTTACACAAGATTTTAAAGCAGTACCTTTAAATGTTGATGATGTTAGTGCAACAACCATTAGGTGTGTAATACCAGTAGATAGTTCTTTTAATCTATATGACGATGGCGATGCTGTAGGGTACTTACAAGCAACTAGAGTTATGTTATATAAATGTATAACAGCGCATAGTGTTGCAGCATCAGACGACGCAGATGATATAATACGACCAACCAATGTTTCTTATTGGGAATTTGGTGATGTATGTGGTAAAAGATTACAGTCTTGTGCAATTCGTTACGGACATGAACCAGCAAGTACTACAGGAGTATCGGGTGTAATAGTTGACCAAAAAGAAGTAGGACTTGGAGCTAATAAACATATGGAATCAGGTGGTAGTGGATACAACGCCGCACCTACAGTAAGTTTTAGTGGAGGCGCAGGCTCAGGAGCAGCCGCAACAGCTTATGTATCTGGGGGTAAAGTAACTTATATTGAACTTACTGCTGAAGGAACAGGGTATACAAGTGTACCAACAGTTACTCTAACTCCAACAAACGGAGGAACAGGAGCAACAGCAACAGCAGAAATAAACAAAAGAGGTTCACGTAATGTATCTCTACCATTCGGAGGATTCCCAGGAGCAGCAATAGGATAATGATTGAACCAGTATTAGAAGACATAAAACAATATGTTTATGAAAATGAGCATATAGAAGCTTGTGGATTATTAGGAGTAGAGCGAGGTAGAGTAAAATGGCACCCCTGCAAAAACAAAGCTGAAAATCCAAAGAATGATTTTATTATAGACCCTTTAGACTATAAAGCAGTTGCGGATAGAGGAGATGTAGTAGGTGTAATACATAGTCACCCTGGCTGTGCACCAACACCAAGTGAATTAGACCGAGCTGCGTGTGATAAATTAGGAATTCCTTGGTATATTTTTGGAAAAAATGACGAATGGATAAAATTGGAACCGACCGAAAATACTTATGAATTACTGGGAAGACCTTTCGTTTATGGTATCTACGATTGCTTCACTATCTTAAAAGATTATTTTCAAGAGGAAAACATAATAGTTAATGCACCTGACTATGAGTGGGAATTTTGGGAAAAAGGAAAAAATCTATACTTAGACAACTTTCAAAGTGAAGGATTTGTAGAAGTAACAGATGGTAGCCTCCAGATTGGAGACGTCATGTTAATGGCTCTGAATAGTGACATTACCAACCACGCAGGAATATATGTAGGGAGAGGAAAAATGCTCCATCATGCACCGAACAGATTATCGTGCAGAGACAACTATAATGGAATATGGAAACAGATTACTAGAATGACAGTAAGACATCAGAGTATGACATGAGAAAGATTTATTTAGAAGGACAATTAGGAGAGAAGTTTGGGTCAGAATGGAACCTAGCAGTTAACTCGCCCGCAGAAGCCCTTTCAGCTATAATGGCACAGCGTCCTGGTATGCGTCAATTTATTACTTCAGCTGAAGGAATACAAGGTTACGAAGTATTAGTAGATAATGAAAGCATTGAGGTAGAAGAAGAATTAGTACTACAAGACCCAAGTATGAAACAGTCCTATACTTTTGTACCAGTAATTGGTGGCTCAAAGAGTTCAGGACTTATGATGGTACTCGGAGTAGCTTTAATAGCCGCAACAGGTGGTTTCGCAAGTTTTGGTATTATGGGCATCGGAGGTGCTAGTGGTACAGGTGCAGTAGCAGGAGCTAGTTTGGTGGGTCAAACGGCTGCAGCAGGTACAGCAGCAGTTACAGCTTCAGGAGCAGCCGCCGTAACATCTGCAGGAACATACACAGTAGCAGGAGCAGCTGCAGCAGCACAGACTAGTACAGCAGCAATCCTTGCAACACAAGGACTTGGATATTTAGGTACAGCACTTATGTTAGGAGGAGCTGCAATGATGCTTGCTCCAGATGTTCCAGATGGAACTTCCTCAGAAAAAGCAGAAAACTACTTATTTAGTGGCCCAGTTAATACAGTTAAAGAAGGACAAGCAATTCCACTAGTATATGGGAGAGCGATTGTTGGGTCTAAAACAGTTATGGCATCATTATTTACTAATGTATCAAGGAAGAAAGTGTCGGCAGGAAGAAAAATGGTTGGAATATCAAACTTTAGAACAGACGGTAGTAAATCAGGACAAGGAGCTACTACTACAAGCGATCCAAGAGCCTGGAACATCGGGCCATTATGGCACTAGGGGCCAATAGGAAGATAATGAAAAAGAATCAACATTTAATAACTATTCGAGGCTCTAAAGGAAAGGGAGGAGGCGGAAGTACGTTTGAAGCAGACGATAATATGTTTGCAAGACAGTCTGCCGCATTTATAGATGCTATTTCAGAAGGACCAATTAAAGGATTAGTCTATGGAGATGCATCAATTCTAATTGATGAAGTACGTCTTAGAGATGTAAACCAATCAACTGGACGTATAAAAGCGACCTCTAACTTTAAAAACTTTACTGTAATCACAAAAAATGGAGATGCAACTCAAGTAGTCGATGCTGATTTTTTCTCAGAATATCCTAGTGCTGCAACAACAAAAGATATAAGTAGTGCAGAACTATTAGAAGACGAACCTCAATATTTTACTATATCAAGTGGGACATTTGAAAAAAGAAATGCTGACTATATTAAAATTACTGTATCTACTACAGGTATGTCTGCAATCACAAAGAAAGGGGATAATAAAGGAGATATAAATGAAACTAAGGTTTACTTTACTATCGATTTTAACTGGGTAGATAATAGTGGTGTTCATCATACTGAACAAATGTTTGATACAGGGTTTGCTGGAAAAGTTAGTGGTAAATACGCACATACTTTCGGTTTTAATATTGAAGAAATAAAAAGAAATTCTACTATCAATGATTGGTCAGTAAAAGTTACTAAATTATCAAGCAGTCCAGACAGTACTACTAGTGTAGAAGTTCAAAATGCTATTTACGTTGATAGTATGGAAGCTGCAATTGCAGATAAACTAGAATATCCATATACTGCATATATAGGAGGGGTAATAGATGCTGAAGCCTTTAGTAGTGTACCTGCAAGAGGCTACGAAGTAGATGGTAAGTTAATACAAGTTCCAACTAATATGTATCCTCTAGACTATAATGGACGTAAACTTACATTAAGTGATGCTAGTGATTTTGCCGTTGGAGACGTAATTACTCAAACCTTAACTATAAGTAGCCTAACAGCAGCAGGAACTAAAGAAGAAGGGTACACAGCAACAGCAACAGTACCAGCACATGGAGTTGCAACTGCGGAAACTTTTAAAGCAACTATTGCTACGAGCACAAGTACAGATGAGGATTTCTGGGAAGGAGAATTTGTATGTACAGCTGCTTCAAGTACCACATTTACTTATACACTAAATAAACCTTTTGATGAAACTGCAAATTCAGGAGCAGGGGATTATAAAGATTTAAGTTCTACTACCTGTGGGGGAACCAAAACAGCTGCTATGTTCAGCGGAGGTTTAGTAGATAAAAAAGTAAGTAATACCCTTTATTTAAGAAATGTATCAGGTTCAACAAGTGCAGTAACTGGTACTATAACAAATGGAGACGGTGATGAAGGAACAGTAACTGCTAGTGAGCAAGTATTTATACCTGCTAACTATAGGAGAATAAAAGCTACAGAAAAACCAGGAACTGCAGAACAAGACTGGGACGGCACATACTATTCAATCTGGTGTAACAATCCAGCATGGGTATATCACGACCTTGTAGTAAACAAAATATATGGATTAGGAAACTATATAGATACTAATCAAATAAATAAATGGGAACTTTATCAAATTGGCAGGTACTGTGATGAACTTGTACCAGCAGGTGTAGCAGCAGCTGACTTATTAAGTATACATTGCACAGATGATTCTAACTATATCCCGAGTGGATCAACTGGGCAACACGAGCCTAGATTTAGTGCGAACTTAGTAATTGGTGGAAAACAAGAAGCCTTTAAAGTATTAAATGATGTTTCTAGTATATTTAGAGGAATGGCTTATTGGCTAAATGGAGAAGCTTATGTAGTACAAGACTCTGAAAAAGATCCTGTATATCAATTTACTAATGCTAACGTAATAAACGGAGAGTTTAAATACGAAGGAACAGCTAATAAAACAAGAACAAACTCTATTCATGTCAACTGGAATAATCCCCAAGACTACTATAGAAGTAGAACTGAAATTGTAGAATTAGAAGAAAATTTACAGAAAGATACTGAATGGGTTAAACCAGAAGCTACTACAGCTTTTGGTTGTACGTCCCGAGGGCAAGCAAGAAGGTTGGGTAAATGGAAGTTACTCACTAATAATTGGAACACCAATACTGTAACGTTCGAAACTTCTTTGAACGCAGCTTTCTTGCGACCCGGTGACATTGTACAGGTTATTGACCAACATAAAGAAGGCAAATCATGGGGAGGTAGAGTATCTACTAGTTCCAGTACTACTGCAATAAATATAGACAGGAAACCTACAAGTTTTGGAAATACCTCTGTAGAAACAGGGTATGCTGTAGGAGACTATAGATTAACATTAAGTTTTATGGGGTACAAAGCAATCCTTGCTCAAGATACCGCAACTATAAGTAGTACTGCATATGTACGAGGTGACCATCTCACTAGTATTACAACTGAAGAAGCAGCCGCACAATTACAAGATGATAGTGGTGATTTAGTATTTATACAATGGACGCCTTTTACTTTTACAGAAACACAAACTGTATCAGCAGTATCAAATAGTGGAAAAACTATTACTGTAGCCTCTGCTTTTAATACTGCTCCATCACAAGATGCAATCTGGATATTATCAAGAGCAGCATTAGCAACAGGAAAAACAAAACTAGAAGCTAAACTATTCAGAATGATGGCTATGGTAGAAAAAGATAAGAATCTTTATGAAATCACAGCACTCGAATATAATGCATCTAAATTTGATGCAGTAGACAAAAATGAGGCACTCTCACAAGATAGGGTAATAAATTTACCAGACAGTTTTAAAGCGGTGCCTGCAGTAACAGTTCTTGACGCAGACCCTATAATTAAACGAGCAAGTTCTGGCGGAACAGTTAACTCGTTGATTGTAGATTGGGAACCTGTAAAGAATGATGATGGTACTCCTTATGCCTCTGTAAGACACTATGAGTTAGAGTATTCACAAGATAATGAAAGATGGCTTAGAGCAGGTACAACTACAAATACTGACTTTGAAATACAAGACGGGGAGATAGCAATACTAAGCGGCACTTACTATTTTAGAATATATACTGTTAGTTTAAATGGAGTACGAAGTCCTTTAAAAGAAAGTGGAGCAATAGTAATTGACTTCAATAAGGCAGTAGCTCCAGCACAACATTATGTTGGACAAGGAAACTATCAAATAGCTTGTATGGGAAATATGAGCGGTAGCTTCAGTCTAAATACTAGTACGGGTGCAGTTAGTTTTTCTCCTGCTAATTTTCAACACAATGACGGAACAAATGAACATACAGTTACTGGGCAAGGACAATTAGCTTTTTCAGGATTAGATCATACTTCTACTACAGGAGGAGACGAAGGTTACATATACTTTGATGAAGATGGCAACTCATCTGTTAATGGCTCAGGAGTATTTAAAGCAATAGCTTTTGATGAGACTTCAGGACAATTCCACCCTGTTGGAACTGCTGTATTTGCAACTGCAAAAGGTGACTTAACAGCAAGTACCGCTACTGAATCAAGGAAGTGGACAGGAGTATCTGATGGATCAAATACTACTGATTTTGACGGAGAGCTTGCACCAGGTAATGTCTTTAAGTATGTTAATAATTCTAATACACGATATCATAGAGTTACTAAAATAACAAGTGATTCTGTAATGAGCACTCTCAATCCTACTAGAGATACTCTTACCGACGCGACTGACCAAGCATTTTCAAAACCAAGCTTTTTAGCAGACTATACAGATAGTACTCCCGATACTATTATGGGGAAGGTCACTAAAACAGGTGCTAATACTTATGTTTTACAATCGTATGGATCACAACAAGGAGAATCAGGATTTACTGTATTTGGTACTAATGAATCTCATGTATTCGCTGCATCTTCTTCTGGAGCAATTACAAATAGTAATTATATTGCCTATACGAATGACTTTACTGTTAAAAAAGGGGAGCAAGCATACGCATATGCAGCAAGTGGAACAGCACAAAATACCTTTGGTATTACTCTACAATCAAAAACAGGATTTTCAAATAATACAGATATAAATATAAGTGGTGCTGGACAAATAACTATTGATGATAACTGTTTAGATGCAGTATCAGCAGCTTCCGCAACACTCAGAATTACAGATTTAGCTACGGCAACAACTATTACAGATAGAGTACTATCCTTCGCAAAAGCAAACGCAGGCGTCGATGGAACAGGCTCAAGTGCTATAACAGTTAAATTGTTACCTAGTAATCATGTAATACCTTATAATGAAGCAGGAGCAGAATCTAGTTCAATTAGTTTTACAACAGAAGTTCAAAATATTTCTGAACTAAGCGGCACAGCATATTATGATTTTGATGTAGATACAAACAACAATGGCACATTCACAAATAAACAAGACTCTACAACTGCCACATTCACTTTAGCCGACTCAGATGAACCAACTTCAGGAAGCTTAGTAGTAGTTAGAGTTCAATTAAGAGATGGTGACGGAGGAACAGTAAAAGCTACAGATCTAGTTACTATCTATGGAGTCAAAGAAGGTTCTGATGCATACACAGTTATTAACACTAACTCTGCTCATACTCTTCCAACAACTAGTGCTGGTGTAATAACATATACTGGTTCAGGAACAAACATAAGAGTATTCAAAGGAAGCTCAATGTTAGAGCCTGTAGCATCAGGTACTCCGACATCAGGAGAGTTTAAAGTAACACCCTCAGCAACTGGTATAACAGTAAACGCATCCCCTACTTTAGAAGATACAAATAGTTCGGGAACAAATGATACCAGAAGCTTTGGTGTTGCTAATAGTATGACTGCAGCTGTAGCTGAAATAGAATATGCAGTAAATTGTGAGAACTTACAAACAGTTACTACGTCACAGACTTTTAGTAAATCTATCGATGGATCAACAGGAGCAGTAGGAAGAAAAGTAGCAGAACTTACAATATACAAACCTTACACTTTTGACGACAGTACAACTACTCTTGGTAGTGCGCCAAGCACAGGAGTGTATAATTTTAGTAACAAAACAGTAGCTAGTTTACCTACTGGTTGGACACAAACAAAACCAGCAGCTGCACTCGCAGTTCTGGTTCTTCAATCAGAAACACTAGCTACAGAAAGCTCTAGTGGAACTACCTCTGATGCCCTTAGTTGGTCAACTCCAAGTGTTGAAGGCTACCCACACGGTGATGTTAACTTCATTTTTAGGAGAGATACAGTTACTGATACTCCGGATGATACTGCTTATGGTGCTGCTTTACCTTCATCAGGGGGTCAATGGTATGATAATATAGCAGATGTACCTGCAGGCAGTAATTCAATATGGGTTTCAAAAGGTGTAGCAGCTTGGACTTACAGTAGTGGAACATTTGGTTACACTTGGGATTGGGGAGCCTCATCACAAATAGAAGGCTCTGACGGAGCTCCAGGAGCAGTAGGTAAAAAAGAAGTCGTGGGTGTACTCTATGCAACAGCAGCAGGCTACAGCACTACTCCTAGTATGACAAACTATACATTTAGCACTAGAGTATTTACTGGAGGAAACGCTTCCAGTTGGACACTTTCACCCCCTTCTTTGGCAGGAGCAACTGTAAACACCTGGTATCAATGCTCTTACGCAGTTACAGAAACTACTGCAGCTGGAGGTACAGGAACGCCTAGTTTTGGAAGTCCTACGCCAAGAGTATCTGGATTTGGCGATACTATTGACAAAGATGAGGATGAATTGGATATACATGAAATGTTAGATGGTGGTAATACCAAAACCTATGCAGGTTACGCAGGAACAGGCTTGGATTCAAGTGGTAAGGTAAAAGTAGGGTTAATTTCTGGCGGCACAACATTCACAGTAGCAGAAGCCTTAGCAGTAAGAGGAGGCTTTGATGATTTAGCATCAACGCCTAAATTGAAAGTAGCTAATGCAAACTCACTTCTTAAAAATGCAAGTATATTAGTAGACACTGATGGAAAACTCACAGGAATCGGTACAGATGATATTAAAGTTAATAATGCTAAAACCACTTTTGCAGAGCTACAAGGAACTAAACCGCCTTCAGATGCTAATAAAGCTATAGTAACAGCAGGTACCGATGGAAGAATAAACTTCGCTATAAATGGTGCTACCGCTTCTGCTATAGAAGCCTATAGTTCTGATGAAAGAACTAAGCTAACTAACTTAAGAGATAATAAAAATCCAGCTGGAACAAAAACACTTGAAAATACTGCAGACTCTCAAACTAAAGCTACAGCAGCTGAGACAGCAGCTAAACTTCAAGAGTCTACTAATAGATTTACTATCGAAACTGATAGTACTGAGGGTAGATTTGGGTACAAGATAGGTGGAGGGGCTACTGCATATAATGATGTATTTAGTTCAGATGAAAGGGATAAATTAGATAATTTAAGAGATAATAAAAATCCAGCTGGAACAAAAACA